CGACGGCCTGTCGATCGGATTCAACACCATCAAGGCCACCGACGACGACGCCGGCCGGGTCCTGAAGGAAGTGGGTCTTTGGGAGGTGTCCGTCGTGACCTTTCCCGCCCTGACCCCGGCGCGCATCGACGCCGTCAAGGCCCAGAGCCTGTCGAAACATGAACTCGAAGAGCGGCTCACGCGTGGCGCTGACCTCTCTCGCTCTGTCGCCCGAGCCCTGCTCGCCGGCGGCTTCCCCGCTCTCCAGGCCAAGCGCAGCGCTGGCGACGACGCGGCCACCACGATGGCTCAAGCCGTCATGAAATCCCTCAAAGAGTCTAACTAATACAATGGTTTTTGATGCCGAAACCAAGGCTGCCGCTGACGCGCTGGCTGCCGAAATCAAGTCCACCTACGCCGCTCTGGACAAGCGGACCGAAGATCAAGCCCAGGTCATCGACGCCCTGCGCAAGGCCGTCGAGGAAAAGGGCAACACCTCCGATCTTGAAAATCGCCTGAAGGGCATGGAAGCCGAGCTGAAGTCGGCTGTCGCGGCTGCTGACGCGCTCGACAAAAAGATGTCGCGCCCTCGCGGCGGCGTAGCCGAACTGAAGTCGGTCGGCCGCCAGTTCACCGACAACGAACGCGCCAAGGCCTTCATGGCTGAGCGTCGCGGCTCCTCGGGCAAGATCGAGGTCAAGGCCATCACCCTGGCTGGCACCGCCGTCGCGGGTCACACCGTCCAGGCCCTCAGCCAGGCTCAACGTGCCGGCCTGGTCGGCCTGCCGGAACGTCCGGTCACGATCCGCTCCCTGCTCGCCCAAGGCCGCACCAGCCAGTCTTCGGTCGAATATCCGAAGGTCACTGGCTTCACCAACTCGGCCGCCACGGTCGCCGAACTGGCGCTGAAGCCCGAGTCGAACATGATCGTCAGCATGGAAGCGGCCCAGGTGCGCACGATCGCTCACTGGATCGCCGCGTCGAAGCAGGTGATGGACGACACCCCGATGCTGGAGTCGCTGATCGACACCCAGCTTCTGAACGGTCTGGCGCTGGTCGAAGATGCGCAGCTGCTGCTGGGCGACGGCACCGGCCAGAACCTGCACGGCATCCTGCCTCAGGCGACCGCCTTCAACGCCGCTGGCATCCCGGTCGGCTCGACCTCGTTTGTCGACCGCATCCGCTGGGCCAAGCTGCAAGCCCGCAAGGCCTTCCTGCCGGCCGACGGCATCGTCCTGAACCCGGAAGACTGGGCCAAGATCGAGATGCTGAAGGACGCCCAGGACCGTTACCTGTTCTCGGCCTTCACCTCGGGCGCCGAACAGCGCCTTTGGGGCCTGCGCGTGGTTGAGTCGGACGCCATTGCGACCGGCACCTTCCTGGTCGGCGCCTTCGCCACCGGCGCGCAAATCTGGGACCGCGAAGACGCCAACGTCGAGGTCTCTTACGAAGACCGCGACAACTTCGTGCGCAACGCCCTGACGATCCGCGCGGAAGAGCGTCTGGCCCTGACGGTTTACCGTCCCAACGCCTTCATCACCGGCGACCTGGCGGCCTAAGCCGACTGGATGGGGCGCGGCTTTACGCCCGCGCCCCACGCCTCGGGCATCGTCATGACCCAGATCAAGAAGATCACCAATATCCTGGTCGAGGCCGACACCATCCGTGTGAAGGCGCTTCGCCAGCACCTGAATCGCGCCGGCAGTCATCTGGTGGGCGACGAATACGAAATCGACCGCCTGGACGGCGAGCGTCTGATCGCGCGCGGCCTGGTCGAGGCCGTCGTCACCGCCCTGAGCGATGAAGAACACGTCGCGCAGGTCGCGAAGTTCGCCACAGTCGGAACCACGGCTCCCCGGACCGCGCCTGCGAACAAGCGACGCCCCAAGGCGCCGGGCACCAAGAACTGACCATGGTTCTAGTCACCCTCGCACAGGCGAAGGCCCACCTGCGTCTGATCGAAGACGACGAGGACACCTACGTCGAAGGCCTGATCGCCGCCGCGACCGACCATATCGAAACCGTCTGCGGTCCTGAGTTCGACGAGGCGTCGTCGGCCCAGCATTATGCCGCCCTGCTGATGATCGGCCAGTGGTTCGACAACCGCGATGAAGCGGTCATCCCGCCCGCTGCGAACGCCCTGTTGCGGCCGTTCATGCTGGCGTTCTGAGACTTCTACATGCGCATCAAATTCACGCGCGATTACGACTACACGCCGTCAGGCGAGCGCCGCGTCACCATCGCCTTCAAGGCCGGCATGACCGAAACCGTCAAACGCGAATGCGGTGAAGCCGCCATCGCGGCGGGCGCCGGCGTCGAGATCAAACCGTTCAACGGCGCTCCGCTGGAGAAGTTCGACCACGACGGCGACGGCCGCCCTGGCGGCAGCCGTCCGAAGGTGAAGGTCGACCAATGACCTCCGCTCGCGATCTTCGTGAATTGGTCACGTTCGAGGCTCGTCGCGAGGACGCCAATGGCGACCCGCTCGGCCCATTTGAACCTGTGATGGACGTCTGGGCCAAGCTGGTCTGGCTGCGCGGGTCGGAAACGGCCGTCCAGCAAAGACTGGAAGGCCGTCAGCCCGTCGCCATTGTCGTTCGCTCCAATCGCGCCGCCCGTCTGATCACCCCGGCCTGGCGGGCAGTCCTCACCAACGACGATGACCAGGTTCTGAATATCACCTCGGTCAGCCCGGCCAGGGATAGAGGCTTCATTGAAATCCTCGCCACCATGGGCGGCGCCACCGGATGAGCCGGTCTGGTTTTCGGCGCGGTGATCGCCAGCGCGCCAACGCTCTGTTTCGGACCCTCCCCGCCGCCATCCGGCAGGAAGTCAGTGACGCCCTGGAGGAAAACGCCGAGGAACTGGCCGAGGCCATTCGTCGCCGCGTTCCTGCCGATGGCGGCGATCTGACGGCTTCCGTGCGCTGGGAGCGCGGCAAAGCCGCTCAGTCGCGCGGCGGCGTCCAGACGCGAGCCGCCGGCGCCGACGCCGACCTGACGGTGCGCGTGATCGAGGGCGACGACGACACCTTTTACGCCGGCTACGTCGAGCACGGCACGGTCAACCACCCTGCCCAACCTCACTTCTTCCCCACCTATCGCCAGCTGCGTCGACAGTTGCAGGCCCGCCTTCGGAGGGCCGTGACCAAGGCCATCCGCTGGAAAGCAGCTAATCCATGAGCGATCCGTCTCTCGCGCTTCAGACCGCTGTTGAAGCGGCGCTGCGCGGTTCGACCGACCTCGCCCAGGCGATGGAAGGCCGTGTTCGTCTGTATCCCCTGGCCCCGCCGAACGAAGCGCCCTTCCCGTATCTGACGATCGGCGAAGACCAGATCATCGGGGACGAAACCGAGTGCTCGGCATCCTCTGAAGCCTACACCACCATCCACGTTTGGACTCGCCTAGACGGCGACGTGAGCGAAAGCCGCGCCCAAGCCAAACGGATCGGCGCAGTTGTCCGCGCCGTCATCAATCGGCGCCTGTCAGTCGCCGGGTTCGACGTCGTGGAATGCGAATTCCGGTCGGCCAGACATCTCACTGATCCAGATCGACGCACAGCGCACACGGTCATCGAACACCGTCTCTTGCTCGATCCGGCCTGACTTAGGTCAGACCTCCGCAAGCGCGGCGCTGCGGCCTCCGCCCTTTGGGCTCCCCAACAATCTGAACTACTTAAGGAAGCCTATTAATGGCTGCTGTTAAGCACGCGCGCGGCGTAAAGCTGCTGATCAAGGTTGGCGATGGCGCCAGCCCTGAAGTTTTCTCGACCCCCTGCTCGATCAACGCCGAGCGCGGCATCACCTTCACCGCTGGCGCCAACGATCAGGACATTCCTGACTGCACGAACCCTGATGCGATCGCCTGGGTCGTGCGCGAGAAGACCAACCTTTCCGCCTCGATCACCGGCTCGGGCGTCCTCGACACCGAAGATGCTGAGTTCTTCTTCGACTGGCTGAAGAGCGAAGACCCGAAGAATGTGAAGGTCATCGTCGATGTGCCGGCCAGCGATGGCGGTGTCATCTTCACCGGGGCCTTCCACCTCACTGAATTCTCGATCACCGGCAACCGTGGCGAGAAGATGCAGGCCAGCGTCAGCCTGTCGTCGTCCGGCGAAATCTCCTCGGGCGCAAACACCTGATGAGCCGCACCGCCGAGATCGAACTGTCGTTCGGCGGTGAGGATCGACTCTTCCGCCTGAATATCGGCCGACTGCGTGCCCTCCAGGAAAAGGTTGATGCAGGTCCGATGGAACTGCTCAGCCGCCTTTCCGCCGGCACTTGGCGTGTCGACGATGTCCGGGAAGTCCTCCTCCAGGGTCTGATCGGCGGCGGCATGTCATCCGCCGACGCCACCCGGCTCGTGAAGACGGACTTCGACGACCTCCCCCTCCAGCCCTTCGTTCAGATCGCGCAGGCGGTCGTGATGACCGCTTTGGTCGGTGCGGAGGATGAGGTCGCGGGGGAGCAGCTGGGGGAGGAGCAGACCAGCCCCTCCCCCGCTCCAAACTCCGCTTCGCCAGCCTCTACGGCAGCGGCGCCGTCGTAGGCTTTACGCCTCGCGAAATCGACGAACTGTCCCTCTGGGAGTTCGCCGCCTGCGTCGACGGCTGGTCGAAGGCCAATGGTGCTGAAACGCCTGCTCCAGCCCCGACCGAGGAAGAGCACGACGCGCTGCTGAACAAGTTCGCAGACGTCTGACGCCGTCCCGATCAGGGCCGGCCCACCACCCACAAAAAATGCGGCCCGCCGTCGCCTGGTTCTGACCAGGCGGCGCCCGGCCGTCTGGAGGCCGAATGGCTGCCACCGACGTCGAACGTCTGGTTCTCCAGATGTCGGCGGACATGACCCGTCTGAACCGCAACGTCGTCGCGGGTCAGCGGGCTTTCGACCGTCAACTCCTAGCGATGGAACGCCGCGCTCAGCAGATGGAGCGGCGTCTCACGCGCACCATGGCTCAGGCGGGCCATGGCATGACCAGTGCGCTGAAGAGCACGCTGACGTCGCTGGCTCCGACCTTGGCAGCGGCCTTCTCCGCTCAACAGGTCATCAAATACGCCGACGCCTACACGAGCCTCCAGAACCGCCTGAAGGCGGCCGGGCTTGAAGGCGATCGCCTGATCAAGGTCGAGAACGCGCTCTATGGCGCCGCCAACAAGAACGGCGTCGCCGTCGACGCTGTCTCCCAGCTGTATCAGCGCGCATCGCTCTCGCGTCAGGCGCTGGGCGCCACCGACGAACAACTGATCGCCCTGACGGAGGGCGTCACGGCCGCCCTGCTGGTTCAGGGCACGAGCGCGTCACAGGCATCCGGGCCTCTCCTCCAGCTGGGCCAGGCGCTTGGCGGCGGCACGGTCCGCGCGGAGGAACTGAACAGCCTTCTCGAAGGCACCCCGCTGATCCTCCAGGCCGCCGCCAACGGCATCAGCCGCTTCAACGGCGACATGTCGAAGCTGTCGGCAGCCGTCCGCGACGGGAAGGTATCCAGCCAGGAACTGTTCCAGGGCCTGCTGAAAGGTCTGCCGGCTATCCAGGCCCAGGCCGAGACCATGCCGCTGACGGTCTCGCAGGCGTTTGAAGTTCTGAACAATGAACTCGGCCGCTTCGTCGGCCAGAGCGACCAGGGCTTGTCGGCCTCGCAGCGTATGGCCGCCGGCATCCAGTCGTTGGCGATGAACCTGGACAAGATCGTCCCGGTCATCGTGACGCTGGCGACCCTGATCGGCGGCCGTTTCGCCTGGTCGCTGACCGCCAGCGCCAGCGCCATGGCGGCAAACAGCATCGCCGCCACCACGGCGGCGGTCCGTCTCGCTGCCTTCCAGACGGCGATGACGGCCAGCATGACCGGCGCCACTCGCGCCACCGTCGTGGCGACGGCCGCCATGCGGGGCTTCACCGCTGCGATCGCCGCCAACCCCATCGGGCTGGCCGTGATCGCCATCACCGCTCTGACGGCCGCCTTCGCTTCTTACAAGGCAACTGTCGAGGACGCGGCCGAGGCCTCGGAGAAGTCGAACAAGCTGATCAGGGAGTTCGGCTCTCACAGCAACGGCTCGGTCGCTGGGGTAAACGCCCTCACTGGTGCGACATCGGCGCTTGCGGTCGAAACCCTCAAGCTGGCTGACGCCCGCATGCAGGATATGCGCGCCGCGCGTCTCCAGCAGATCGAGTCCAATCGGGCAGCTGCTCAGAAGCTGCGCGAACCTAACCTCTGGCAGCGTGGTCTCGAACTCGGACTCCACGCCGTGCCTGGTGTCGGCGGCACCGCTGCCCGGACGGTCGCGCGCGCGAGAGAATCCGCCGCAGCCGCTCTCGATAAGCAAAACACCGAACTGATGGCGCAAGCCATCCAGATCGGCATGGCGCCTGGCGCCGTCTGGACTCATGACGGCGCCCAGACCCGATCCTCCTTCGCAAGTGACGGACCGAAAAAGAAGAGCGGTAGCGGTCCCAGCCCGGAGGAACTGGTCGCCGCTCGCGAGATGCTTCGCCTTCAGGGTCAGCTTCAGCTGCTCCAGGCCCAGGGCAATGAAGATCAGGCTCGGTCGGTTCAGCGCCAGATCGATCTGATCAACATCACCAAACAGTTCAAGGACGCCCAGGTCCAGAACGCCGAGGCGGAAGCCAAGGCGCAGATGGACGCCCTGTGGGCCGCCGAAGACGCCGTTCGCATCGCTGAAGAGGCCGAGCGTCAGGGCAAGAAGAACGCAGAGCGCCGCGAACGCGCTAACCAGGCCGAGCAGGATCACGCACGGCGCCAGAACGACCTGTTGCTGGATCGACTCGGCTACGAAGCCGAACTGGCACGCCTGACGGGCGACCGCAGCCGCATCGAGGTCGCCGAACGCGAACTCTTTATCGCGGAGCGGATCAACGAACTTCTGGCGTTGAAGCCGGGCCTGATCTCCGAGGCCGAAGCGCGCGCCCAGGCGACGAGCGAGTATGGCGCTCTGGAGTCCGCTGATCGTGAAGGCCAGGCCCGCGACGAGTTCCGTCGGGCCTTCGCGGACGGGATTCGCGCCGCGATCGACGGCGACATGGGTGGGTTCTTCGAGAGCCTGGCCGATCGCTTCACCGATCGGATGCTGGACAATCTGGCCGACAATCTCTTCGACCTCCTCTCCAGCGCAGCGAAAGGCTTCAGCCAGGGCGGCGGCGGATCGGGCGGCTGGATGTCCGCGATCGCCTCGGTCTTCTCCCCCCGCGCGACGGGCGGCCCCGTCACGGCGGGCCAGTCCTATCTGGTCGGTGAACGCAGGCCGGAAATCTTCGTCCCGAACGTGAACGGGACCGTCATCCCCAGCGTCAACGCCGCCATGGGACTGATGGATCAGGCGGGGGCCGCGCGCATCCAGCAGTCCCTCGCGATCCGCATCGACGTGAACGACGACCGCTTCAACGCCTACGTCGACGGCCGTGCCGCGCCGATGGCCGCTCAAGGCACCGCCGCCGGTGTCGCCTTCACTCAAGACCAGGCGCGAAACGCCAATCGGCGACGCCGCCAAAGCCTCATTTGAATGATTGAACTCCCTGCCTGCCCGGCGTTGCGCTCCGCAACGCCGAGCCTGGTCAGCTACGCCGTTGATCAGACCCCTACGCTCGGCGGTCCTCAGTCCCGTATCTCCCGGATGGGGGATCGCTGGGCGATGGATATCGAGACCTATCCGGCCCTCTATGCCAGCCACGGCATGAAGTTCCTGTCGCGTTTGCTGCGCGGATTGACCGACACCGTGCTGCTCGCCTTCCCCGAGCCTGGGGTCGCGAAACGCTCCTATGGTGCGCCTGTCGTGGCGTCTGCTGGAGCCGCCGGGCTCACTCTGCCGGTCAGCGGTCTGACGCCGGGCGTGGCGATCCCCGAGGGGAAGTTCTTCAGCCTGGTGATCTCGGGCCAGCGTTACCTCTACCAGGTGACAGCTGACGTCATCGCGACCGCCGGAACGGTGAACCTTCCGATCTATCCGATGCTGCGGCGCCAGCCCCCCGCCGGCGCCGTGGTGGAACTGGAAACGCCGAAAATTGAAGGCTTCATCCAGGGCAACGAACAGGCCTGGGAAGTCAGCCGCTCCAAATACCTGCCCTTCGCCTTCGCCATCCGGGAGATCGCTTGATGTCGATGTCCCCCGCCATGCTGGCGGCCCTGAAAGCGCGCAATCCTCTCCTGGTTCACCTGCTGAAGATTGAACTTCCAGATCGGACCATTCGCCTGGTGGACGGCTCGGGGTTCGTTCTGTGGGGCGCTGAATCCTACACGGCCGAGGACGCTGACTTTGGCAAGATCGCCGGCTTCGGCGAACTGAGCGAGGCCGAAGGGACCGAGGCTCCGCGCCAAACGGTTCAGTTGCTGCCTACCGGGAACGCGGCCTTGGCCGCCCTTACTGCGCCCGGCGCCCAAGGCTCGCCGGTGACGATCTTCGCCGCTGTCGTGGATCGTCAGACCGGTCAGGTGATCGGAGAGCCTGATCCCCGCTTCATCGGCGAATTGGACGACGCCGGTTTCAATCACGACCGGAACTCCACCCTGCTTGAACTCGAACTCTCCACGATCTGGGAGCGCCTGTTCGACGACAACGAAGGCCATCGCTGGAACGACGCCTTCTGGACCTACCTCTACGGCTCGAACGCGCGAGCCTTCCAGCACGTCACGAACGCCACCCGGAAACTCTTCTGGGGCTACCACGGACCCACCTCTGGATCGGGCGGCACCTCCTATGGCGGCGGCGGCTCGATCGGCGGCGGCGGCAGTTTCTACGACTCCTACGCCCTCTGAAATTTATGACTGAACTTGAACTGCGCGTCGCCGCCACGTCGGCGACGTTCGCCCGCTTCAACGGACAACCGTTGATGCTCGGGAAGACCGACTGCGCTCGCATGGTGGTCTTCCACCTCAAGCAGCTGGGCTTCAAAGCATCCCTGTTGAAGGCTGGCGCCTACTCGACCGAGGTCGGCGCTCGCCGCGCCCTGACCCGCCTGGGGGTCACTTCCCTCTCTGAAATCATGGACCGCCACTTCGAGCGCATTGCGCCAGCTCAGGCGCTCGTAGGCGATGTCTGCTGCGTCCGCGCCGATGGCGACATGGGCGACGCCATGCAGGTGAAGCTGAACCGCAACCACGTCCTTGGCTTCCTAGACGGCGCCTGTGGTGAATTGGTGAACCAGGAATACGTCGCGGCCTGGAGGGTTCTGTAATGCCTCAGGCCCTCCCTGCGGTCGCCGCCTGGGCTGCGACGGCCTGGTCGTCGGCTGTGACCGCGACGGCTGTCGGCCTGACGAAGGTCGGCGTCATGGCCGCCATCGGCGAAGGTGCGACCATCGCCCTGGCCGGCAAGATCGTCAGCACAGGCGCCATGATCGCCCTCTCGGCCGGCGCAGCGGCCTTGATGCGGCCGAACACGCCGTCGTCGGGCACCACCCTAGATTTCAAACCGGACCCTAAGGCACCGGTGCGCGGCGCCATGGGCTACACGGCGCTGGGCGGCAACAAGGTCTTTCAGGCGACGTGGGGCTACAAGAAAGTCGCCATGTCGCTCGGCGTGGCGCTGTCGCTCGGGCCGATCGATCAGATCACCCAGTTCCGGGCCGACGATTCCGTCGTCACCTTCGCTGGTGCCCAGCAAGAAGCGACCGGCTTCTATGCCGCTGACATGTGGCAGCGGACCACGACCGGGCTGCCGTCCGACGCTGCCCTCCTCCCTCCAACCGGGCTGAAATACGGCAACCCCGGTCTGACCGGCTGGGGGTCGCAGCACGCAGCGCCCGGCGTGTCCTTCGCCTTCTGGACGATGGTCCTGGCGAAGAACCCCGAGGACCGGGACATCTTCACCAACGGCGTCCCCGACCCGCGCTGGGTCGGCCGGTGGATGAAGGTTTGGGACCCGCGCAAGGACTCCACCTACCCCGGCGGTTCGGGTTCCCAGCGCCGCGACGACTGGCGCACCTGGGCCTGGTCGGAAAACCCCTACGTCCACGCCCTGGCCTGGGCGCGCGGCCACTACAAGATGAACCTGAACGGGTCGATCGACCGGTCCAGGCGGATCGCCGGCATCGGGGCGCCCGACGCAGCCATCGACATGGTCGCCTTCGTCGAAGGCATGAATGTCGCCGACGCCAACGCCTGGACGATCTCGGGCGAATGGTCGACCAGCGACAGTAAATTCCAGACCCTCGTCGCCATGCTTCAGGCTGGCGGCGGCGAGCCGATCAGCCGTGGCGCGCAGATCAGCGTCATGGTCAACGCCCCGCGCGTCTCGACCTACACCTACACCCGCGACGACCTGATCGGTCAGGCCGAGGTGCGGCCGCTCACGCCGCGCCGCGATCGCAAGAACACGATCGTCCCACGCTATCGCTCCGAAGCGCACGGCTGGGAATATGTCCCCGCCGGCGAGGTTACGGCTCAGGTCTATCGCGACGAAGACCGTGGTGAGCCTCGCTCGCTCGAAATCGAATATGTCCACGTCCGCAACGCCAAGCAGGCCGGGCAACTGGCTGCCTATGACCTGGCGAACCTGCGCGAAGGACTGACGGCGACACTCCCGTCGAAGGCGCACCTGATGCACGTCCATCCGGGCGACTGCATCACTGTTGATGTTCCAGAAGTCGCCCTGGTGGGCCAGAAGTTCATTGTCCGCCGGACGACCGTGAACCACCAATCGGCCAGCGTCACGCTAGAACTGCGCGCCGAGACGGACGAGAAGCACGCTTGGGCTCTGGGCCAAGTGGCGAACCCTCCGCCCTCGCCCAGCCTCTCGGCGGTCGATCCGAAATACATTGATCCTCCTTTGCCCGACGACTGGGTCATCGAGCCTCGACCTCCTGCGCCTGACGGCTCTTCTCAGCCGGTCATCGTCATCACCGGTCTGGTAGAGACGGCGGACATCGCCCAGGTGATCATCGAGCATGGCCGCACCAACGCCGGTCCCTGGACGGTGGGCTATTCCGGACCACCGATGACGAACGGCCGCTATGAAATCGGCGGCATGGAACCTGACACCGAATACTGGGTGTCGGTCCGATACGTTACGAAGAACGGCACGATCAGCGACCGCACCCTGATGGGACCGGTCATGGCCGGCAGCCTGATCTCGGGGAACGTCACTCACATTGGCGATCGCTTGGTTGGGGATTTCTCCGGACTCCCCGACCGCGTCGAGGCTCTGGATGTCGAGGTCGACGAGATTGTCGCCGATGTGATCCAACAGCGGACCGACCTTTCGGAGGTCGCGGCCGGCCTGATCAACAACGGCGTGTCGATCACGCAGGAAGCCCAGCGGCGCGAGACCGACGACGAGAGGATGGCAACCACTGTGAGCCTGATCGGCGCGCGCTCGCCAGACGGCCTCTCGTTCATTATCGACCGCGACAAGGTGATGGTCGGTCCTGGCATCTCGTTCGCCCAGCGCGACAGTCTGATCGAGGCGCAGTTTGCGGGCACGGCCAGCAGCCACATCTTCACCGTCGCCAGCACGGCCGCCGAAGAGGCGTCAGCTTCTGCCGAGGCTCTGCGTCAGATCGGCGTCGACCTCGCCAATGTGTCAGCCTGGCAATTGGACAGCGCCAAGATCAAGGTCACGCCGACCGAGACGCTGAACCAGCGCCTTATCTCCATCGGCACGGCGCTCACGAACCGGCCCACCGGCGATGAGGTGGACGCGCGGGTCACCTCGGCCATGAACGCGGGGGTCGGGGCCGACGGGGTGATCGCCGAATACGTCAACGCGGTTTTCACCAAGAAGGGCGAGTTTGAAACCCGCGCCGGCATGTTGCTGGAGGCGGTCGACGGCGTGAGCGCCCGCGCCTCGCTGTTCGTGGACGCAAACGGCCGCGTCGGCGGCGTCAACGTCGGTGCCGAACAAGAGCGCATTGATCTGGAGCTTGCGTTCGACCGGGTGTTCTTCGTGGACATCTCATCCGGCGCAAAAATCCAGGTGCTCAACTACATTGGCGGGCAATGGACCTTTAATTCGAACGTCCGCATCACCGGCGACCTGCTGGTCGAAGGTACGATCCGCAATGAGAAA